TGCGTACTCAAGAGTCTCAATCAATGTTGGAAACTCTGGTACATCTACGAAAGCGACTGTGGATGGTGTGTCCTCAAACGCCGTGTGAATAACTGCTACCTGTGTCATTATATAATCTCCTCTTTCCATACTAGGTTTGCAAATTTGTCTTGTAGACGATACGCTTCCTTCTCCCAAGGTAAGTCGTAATACTTTGTGTTTGGGTTGACCTTACGACCTCTCCAAACGGCCTGGCCATTCTCGACCAAATCATCGTTCATTTCATTTCGGACATACTGTTTGACATGAATCATCTCATGACAAATTGTGGTCACCAACTCTTTGATACCAATGGTCTTGTCAACTTCGATGATGAACTCACGATTGGTATCTTCCATCTGACAGTAACCGATTGCGTCATCATTCATCTTGTTTAACTGAACTGTAATATCCAGTGTACGATGTCGTGGTAACAACTGACCAATCATGAAATTCACTACCTTCTCGGCAATGTCTCTCTGGACTTTGTTCCCACCCTCTACAACAACGTAATTCATATTTACTCTCTTTCTCATCATTACAAGTATATGCTACTATGTTTTGATAACAATGTCAAGGGAAAAAACGAACTAAATAATCCTTGAAAATCAAGGGTTTAGAAAAGAAAAAGGGGGGAAAGTTCGTTTCCCCCCAAGACTTTAGCAAATCACGCCGAATCACTGGAACACTGAAAGTGAGAGAGAGAGGAGTCGTGTTCCGTTTCATAACAACCTCATTACCAAGTCTTTAATCATAGTACCTCATCAGTACCAAAATGTCAAGAAGTTTTACTTATTTGGGTCAACAAATTCGTCATTCCACCCAAACGCTTCTTTGACAACAACCGCCGAAAGTCCTTTATAGACTTGATGTAATTTTTTATCCTTTGCGGCCACTACCACCTCTGCCTCGCCTTGAGACAGACCTTCCAACATCTGAACGAACATCTGTTCCTTCTTCCATTGCGGTGTTTGGTTGTCACCACCTTTGATGAACCTGTACAACTTCTTTGACTCTTGGAAGAGTAAAGTGTGTTCAGTTCCATCTGGGGCTTCGTTTCTGTTGAAAGGAACTTCGCCAGGTGGTAAAATCCATTCGATTTTAGGGTCAAATGAACCCTTAATAATCATTCGCAATGCATCACTATTATTCTCTCTAAGAATTTCAATCTTCTTCTCTTTAGTCTTTGCATTATGAACTTTCTTCAGCACCTCATGTAGTAAAGGTGTATATGTATTCACTGCCATTTTAAAAGTCTCCAATATTTTCCATATGGTTTTTTAGTCGATGTTTAATGAAGTAGTTTAATAGACCACTTCTATCATTTACCGAACTATTTAGATAGGTATCCACACAGGCCTTGTTAATCTCATCTGGTGCATACTCTAAGTCTATCAGTTTTCTGTTGCGTTGATAATTTCGCAACATCTCTTCGTTACAAAAATCCTCTGGGACAAGGTCAACCCATGTCGCCAGTTTCTTCTTTGAGATAGGACGTTGACGTAATTCATCTACAAAACAATTATCTGGTGATAAGAAGTTTGGTACTCCATCACTACGGTCACCCTTTAGGATGTGTTCTTTGATGTATACGTCTGGGTCAATACCGTTCACGAACTTTTTCAGTGTCGGACTGTATTGTGTAACGAAACTGTGTTTCTGCAATTGAATGAAATCTTTGTCACCAGATACAATCAATACCTTCTCATAGTGTGAAGGTGTTTCTGCAACGTAGGATACAACAGATGCGATAATGTCATCGGCCTCTGCGTTCTCTACTTCTAAAACCTTGTAGGGCAGATTCTCTTCTAATTCTTTTTTGATTAGATGCAAGGTATCGAATATCGAACCCCAATCTAACTTGGATGCCTTACGGTCTTTACGTCTACCGTGTTTGTAATTTGGAAAGTATTCTCTTCTCCAATTACTTTTGTTATCATAACATAGTACCAGTTCTCCGAACTCTTCATTGAATCTACTACGATAACCCCTTAATGAATTGAGAACCATATGTCGAACCATGTCTGGGTCAACTTCAGTGTTGCGGCCAATCTGAATCATCAGATTAGAAAGCGTCACTTGGTTCATATCAACTAAAATCATATTATCACCTTATGCCTTGTCTGGGTCATCATCCTCAGTGAAGTCTTCTGACAATTCTCTTATCAATTCCATGTCCATATGGACATCGTGCTTCTTTTCCTTCTCATCATAACTCACATTTGAAATCAATTCAATCAAGTTTTGAAAAGGATGAGTAAACCCTCTATCTCTGTATATGGTCGCTTTGATAGCCTCAGACAAAAATGCAATATCCTGTATAAACTTACTTTCGGAAATCTCTACGTCATTCTCATCCATATTATGTATCATTGAAACCATAATTCCATCCGTTAACTCGTCTGCGAACTGTAACTCTTTATTGAGTTTCATCGCATCAAAGTTTGTCACTTTTGGTGCAATACCCACATACTTCTTTGGGAACTGCACAATGTTACTAGTCTGTCCATCATCCGTCATCATCCACCTTCCGACCAGCAGGCACAACAGTCACCCACTTAACTCGCTTCTCTTGGTATTCACCATAGAAGTCATCACACCAATCACCATTTCGTAAGTACGTTTCACAGTGTCGAATATACGCCTTACATGATGCTTCGTTTGCAATCGCACCCTTTACCTTTTGACGTACCGCCGCCCGATATGAAGAAAGCTGTTCCTTCTGGGTTTTGATATACTTTGTAACATTCACTCTTGAGAATGGATGTTCATCTGGTAACGTCAAAACAGATGGGTGTATATTAGAATACTTAGGTGGGTTCTCACGCAACCTTTTTTCCCTTGCAAGACGCAACCGTTCTGCGGCAGCCTCTCTCTGTTCTGGTGTCATTTTACGTCTTGGCATTTTAGTAACCTCTCTCATCCTTCAGTTTTGCCTGATTACGCAACCAACGTCTTCGGCCTGCGGCCTTTTGTTTGCGTTTCTTTTCACCCCTACTCATAAAAGATTCACGGGCTCTTAGTTCTTGAAAGAACCCTTCCTTCATAAGTTTCTTCTTTAGTACACGAATGGCACCATTAACATCTGGTTTACCATCTCTACCCTTTCTGACCCTTACTTCCATTTATCCCTCTGTGGTTATTGTTTCCACAATCTTGTCAAGTTTCTCTGCATCACTATTTTTCTTCTCAGTCACCTGTGCATCAAGTTCCTTGAAAGCGTTCAGTGCAGAAATCTTAGACAACAATTGTTTCTCTCGTTTTAGTCTATTCATAAGAATCTTGGTTGCCTCTGCACTGGAATATTCCAACAGAACGTAAACACGATACTGTGTACCGTTTACTACAACATCAGATTCCTTGACCCTGTAACCAGCAACATCAACATCTGCAATCAGATTTTTAGTCACTGTCTCAATCTCATTCAAGACTGAGGCATTCGCATCAGTACCAATCTTCGATACAAACGACTTTGTTTGAGAACGCAACTCACCATTGATACGGTCAGCAAGTGTTCTCTTTGCAAGTAGAATTGCAATATCATTAGACAACTGTAGGTCTGGTGATACTGCCGTACCAACTGCAAAAATCGCCTCTTCATCTTCTGGAATTTTCGTATACCATTCAGGCATCGCCTTCACCTGTTGATTTGCAAGTTTGGCCTTGTACTCATAAACTTCCTTATCAACACCAGAGTGTGGTGGTGGTGAGTCCATCACTGCGACATTCTTTGTACTAGAACACGCCGCAAGTAAAGATGCAACCGCACCAATCATAATCACATTTTTCATCATTTCATCCCTTCTAGAGTTTCGATTACTTCGTCACGAGCACCACTGTCGATAAACCAATCAGTGGTGGTTGTTATAATATCTGGGTAATAGGTGACAAGAATAATACCCACAACAATACCGAATATGAATTTAAACATTACATACCCCCTAATAATAACGACAGTACACTACTAAAAGTAATCTTACCACTGTCGTAGTTTCCATAATAGTAAGTTGGGTCTGGACTGTAAGATGGTTTGATAGGTTTGAACTTATCAGCCAGTGTTACAGGACGAACCTCTACAACCTCACTACTAACAATAACTTCCTCTTCTGGTGCCTCTACAACATCTTTCTTGATGCATGAAAGGTCAGTATTGGAAGACAACTTAACAGGTGATACTTCTCGTATTACCTGTTCTTTCGCTTTCTTCTCTGCGAACTCACACGCCTGATTTTCTGTCATATCAGGCCCAAATACATAACTACCTTGTGCTGGGTATGTCTTATCCTCAATGGTTACCCACATTGTGATAACGCATTTTCTGGTGTCCTCGACATAAGGAAACACCTCTTTCTTGAATTCTTTTGTGTTCTGAATTGTATATATGTATGAAGAGTTTACTAGATGTTCATAATCACATGGGGTTTGATTCTCGTATGCAGGCGCCCAAGTCGGACAACCGCTCAATCCAAGTATCAATGTCATTCCAATGTATTTGTTCATAATCTCCAACATAATAAAATGAGAGTCGGAAACTTGCATCCCCACACCATAATATTTGGAACTTTCAAAGTGGGCCAACCAACCTTAATTCCGACTCTCAAACTCATATTATAACATTATCCACCATTTGTCAAGTCTTTTATGGGAATTAATTCTGTCTCCCCATCTTTACCTTTTTTAGTTCTGATGAACCCATCTTTCTCCAAACGTGTAAGCATGGAGTCAATAATTACTTCAATCCTTTCCCTACGACCAAGGTTCTGACCAAAGTAAAATGCGAACATCGTACAACACATAGTAATGGTTACTGCCGTTGTAATTGTTACCATAACATCTTATCCTTTAGATTTATTTATGTGATTCTCAAAGATTTCATGCAGAGCCTCCATTGACTCATAATCTTTACCACCAACGTGCCACTCGTATTCCTCAGTAGGAATGTAACCAGTTTTCCAATTGTAGACGGTGAACCCCTTGTAATAGTAATCATCTGGGTCATCATCTCCATCGACAACCTTGGCCTCGATAGTCCACTCTGCATTGACCTTTTCATATGGGTCTGCATCTGTGTATGTTGGTTTACCAAAAATCTCTACCAACTTGTCATAAGTGGTAGTAACACAACTGATATAATGATAACCATTGGTATTCAATGCATCATCATTTTCAAACTCTAAAACTTTTAAACTCATAATATTTCCTCACTTTCTATACATATGCTATCATGTTATCAGAACAATGTCAAGTAGTTTTTAGACCGTTTCTATCATGCAACCAAAAGTATTTTTTACTACAAAGGTAGTATCTGTACCCTCGGCCATTTCATTCAGAACCATCTTTTCTTCCTCTGCATTACCCAAACATTGGTGCAAAGAAACAATTTCTGGTTGATTGTCTGATTCACATTTCAGAATTGCCCAACCTTCGATTGGATGTCCTACATTGTTAAACATTTCTACTCCTATGAGATATTCCACTTCACTTCAAGTTTACCCCTTTTCAGGCAATCTGCAAGATACTCCATGTATCCAATGGCCATTCTCTTCTCATCAGAAGCACCTTCTGTAAGATTGATGACAGCATCTTCAAGATTCTGAATCATTGACTTTTCGGCTTCACCAAAGTTCATAACAAACTGACCTTCTGCGTTCTCGACAAACATCTTTTTGTCCTTCCAATCATCGTAAAAGTAACCCATAATTAAACCCTCATCTCAACAGCTTCATTCCAAAGGTCTTTCGCACCGTTATAGTGGTCAAACCCATACTCATCAGCAAAGTCCATGCTGCTTGTGAACATCACTTCACCGTAAATCTTGTGGGTGTCAAGGATATATGCAAGCATCTT